TCGGAGGTGGATGCCTATGAAGCCGAAAACCCTGACACAGACGTTTAATGACGGCACAGTAGACGTTTACAGTGTTGGCAATATAGCCGAAGCAGGCAACATGCCGAAAGACGGACTGACTATTAAAGTATCTAATCTGAGGTATGAAGAACGCATTGTTGGTATGGGTAGATACTGGACAGCTAAACAAGAACATGCACAAATCGAACAACTTATAAGGACCCAAAGAATTAACTCTGTAACAGTCCATGATATTGCAATCTTAAATGGAGAGCAATACGACATAGTTCAAGTACAATATCCTAAAGACATAGAACCACCTTCTATGGATTTGTCTTTAGAACGTCTGGAGGTGGCTTATGAAATTAAGTGATATTAGGGACGCATTACTTGAAGTTATCCCGGACGTATTTCACTATGAAGCTTGGGCTAAGCCTGATAAATATATTGTTTGGGCGGAGGATAACGAAGTAAGCTCCTTAAATGCCGATAATAAAAAAGATGAACAGGTTATTGAAGGAACTATTGATTATTTTACCAAAACCGAATATGACGATAATGTTGTTTTAATTCAGCAAAAATTAAATTCTATTGATGTGTCTTGGAGACTAAGCTCTATTCAACACGAGCAAGATACCGGATACATTCATTATGAGTGGATTTTTGAATTAATAGGGGAGTTGATTTAATGGCTAAGATGACTATTAAAGGCACAGACCAACTGGAATTACAGTTGTCAAAGCTTGGAAACATGTCAACGAAAATTGCAAAGGATGTTGTTATGGCAGGGGCGCAACCAGTGGCTGATGAGATAAGGGTAGGGTTAACAAGAAATTTACAAGGCTCTGAACATTCAAAAGGTGATTTGTTGGATAGTTTAGGTGTTGCGCCGCCAGACATTGACAGAAGCGGTAATGTAAATACAAAAGTAGGTTTTCATGGATATGACAGAAATGGAGTAGCCAACCAATTAAAAGCAAGAGTAATGGAAAGCGGTTCAAGCAAGCAACAGAAAAAACCATTTGTAAGGCCTGCGGTAAATCGCAGTAAAAATCGTGCATTGGAAGCAATGCAAAAGAAATTTGATGAAAAAATAGAATTAATTATAGAATAGGAGAGGATGAAAGATGAAAAAAATCGGCTTAAAATATCCCGTGGCAGCTACTTATAACACAAGTACAGGCGCATACACAGACGGATTTGTAATAGCAAAAGCGATGAGTGCGGTTATAGCAATAAATAAAAATAATGTAAAATTATTTGCTGATGATGATATAGATGAAGTAGACCAAAGTTTTATAGATGGCACTATAACACTTGGACTCAATGAATTACCATTAGACAAACAAGCTATTATGTTGGGACATACCATCGGTGCAGGCGGTGAGATGGTTGCCAATAAAAATGACATAGCACCATATATGGGTCATGGCTTTTATGGAAGAATCAAAAGGAACGGTCTAAACAAGTGGAGAGCTGTCTGGCTGCATAAAGTACAATTTGGCGAACCTAACGATGAAACAGAGACACAAGGCGAAAGCGTTGTATTTCAAACACCTAAAATCGAAGGCGTTATAATGAAAGACGTTAACGGCGACTGGAAAAGCGAAAACGTATTTGATACCGAGGCCGAAGCAAAAACATGGCTTGACACTAAAGCAAGCGTATCGACCACAGCTTCAGGTGGATTGACAGGCTTAGTATTAACAGGTACAGGAGGCGCATTGTCACCGGCGTTCTCTGCTGGAGAAACTTTATATACTTTTGGCGGCGTAAGTGCAGCAAGTATAACTGTTAAAGCAACAGCAGCAAACCATACGCTTAAACTATATGTTGATGATGTATTCACGGAAAACTTAACAACTAACGTTGCATCAGCAGCTATTCCATTGGATGTTGGAAGTCATAAAATCAAGGTATATGCACAAGAAGGAATTAAGACACCACAAATCACAGAAATTACTGTTGTTAAGACAACATAAGGGCGGAGCAATCTGCCCTTTTTTAAGGAGGAATCATGTTAGATATAGTTAAACATATTGAAATAGACGGAACAGAATACCCTATAGCTTATACATTTAATGTTATGGAAGCTATACAGGACAAATACGATACCATTGAAAATTGGGGAAATGCCCTGCAGCCGCCGAAAGGCGTAGAACCTAAAATAAAGGACATCAAATGGACGTTTACCCAATTTATTAACGAAGGCATTGACATAGAAAATGAAAATAAAGGAGAAAAAAGACCTTTTGTAACCGAAAAACAAGTCGGAAGATTGATTTCTGCCGTTGGAATGAATGAAATGACTAAAACTATGAAGTCGGTTACATCCGCAAGCACAAAAACCGATGATATAAAAAACGAGTAGACCACGCAGAAGATGATGAGGAAGAGGAGGACTCTGGGATAATCAATTTTGCGTGGTATTTATTTATAGGCATGAAAAAGTTAAGCTTTACAGAAAAGCAAGTAGGACACATGACCTTTAGAAAGTTCTTCATGCTGTACGAAGCATATAAAAATGATTTTGACATGGAAATGACTCTTAAAAATAAAGGGTTACGATATTTTGATATAGAAAAACAAGATACATTAGATGATGTCATTCCGTTATAAAGAGAGGTGATAACATGGCATATGATATAGGTGCAAAAATAGGTATTGAAGGCGAAAAAGAATTTAGACAAGCAATACAAGGCATTAATACTAATTTAAAAACTTTAGGAACTGAAATGCTTGCTGTTACCTCATCTTTTGACAAAAACGATAAGAGCATGCAAGCTCTAACAGCTCAAAATAAGGTTTTGAACAAGCAAATTGACGAACAAAAAAATAAATTAACAGAATTACAAAAAGGCTTGAAATCTTCTGCAGACAAATACGGAGAGAATGACAAAGTAACACAGAGCTGGCAACAGGCTGTTAATAAGGCAACCGCCGACTTGAATAAAATGCAATATGAACTCAACAACAACGCTGCTGCAATGCAAAAGTTATCAGATGGTGGCGTAAAATTTAGCGAAAAAATGGAAAAGGTATCTGATAGCCTTGGCAATATTGGCAAAAAGGCAATAGACGCTGGTAAAACATTATCTGCAACGGTAACAGCTCCGATTTTAGCGGCAGGAGCTGCATCTTTTAAATTTGCTGCAGATTTGCAAGATGCTTTTGGTGCAACTGACCAAATATTTAATAAAGCCTCAGCAAGCGTAAAAGGTTGGGCTGATAATTTAGAAAGCTATTACGGAATATCAGAAAGCGAAGCGCTGACTTATGCTAACACAATGGGAGCAATGCTACAAAATATAGGTAAATTATCAGAAGTTGAAGCAGCAAAGCAATCTCAAATATTGGTTGAACTTGCAGGAGACTTAACTGCTATGTTTGGTGGTACAACTGAAAGTGCAGTTCAAGCATTAACGGGTGCTTTAAAAGGCAATACTTCCATGTTAGATAACTATGGGATGGGCGTAAATGATGCAACTATCAAAGCAAAAGCCTTAGAAATGGGTCTTTATAACGGCACAGGTGCAATGGATTTGCAGACAAAACAAGCTGCTACATTGGCCTTAATAATGGAACAGACAGCGGATGCGCAGGGACAGGCAGCAAGAGAAGCAGAAGGGGCATCTGGCAGCACAAGAAGTTTAGGAATAGAGTTAAAAAATATAGCAACAGATATTGGAGAAATATTATTGCCAATAATAACACCTCTAATAGCAAGAGTAAAAGAATTAGTAGAAGGATTTAGTTCGCTTAATCCAGAAACACAGGAAATGATTTTGAAAATAGCAGGAATAGCAGCCGCAATAGGACCTGTTCTAATAATTGGAGGCAAACTTGCGACAGGTGTAGGAGCTATAACAGGGTTATTAGGCAGTGCGACAGCAGCTACAGGTGGATTGAGTGCAGTTATGGCAGCACTAACAGGTCCAATTGGAATTGCAATAGCAGCAGTAGCGGCAATAACCGCAGTTGTTATAACTCTGTGGAAAACAAATGAAGATTTTCGAGATGACGTAAAAGCAATATGGGAACAAGTCAAAGAAATATTTAAAATAAGTTTTGAATTTATTAAAAATTTAGTATCAACTGTATTAGCTCAAATTCAAAAATTTTGGAACGAACATGGAGAATCTATTAAAAAAATAGCAAACACGGCGTGGGAAGGCATTAAAACAATTATCGACACTGTATTAGGAGTTATTAGAGGGCTGTTAGACGTGTTTATTGGAATCGTAACAGGCGATTGGGATAAATTCACAGGCGGCTTAAAGACAATATGGTCTACTATGTGGAACGGAATTAAAACCATAGTCGAAGGCGCTTGGGAATTATTATCAGGTGCATTTAGCCTTGTATGGACATCAATTTCTAAATGGTTTACTGATTTAATTGAAGATGCAACAGGATGGGGCGGAGATATAGTTAAAGGGTTATGGAATGGAATTAAAGACGCCTCTGATTGGTTAAAAGGTAAGATAACAGGCTTTATAGATGGTATAAAAAATCTATTCACAGGCAAAGGCGGATTTGATATGAATTCCCCTTCAAAATTATCTGAAACTTGGGGACAATATATCGACGAAGGGCTTGCAAACGGAATAGAGAATAACGCAGACAAGCCACTTAATGCTATGTCAAGCATAGTTGATGGAATCGCTGGGTTTGTGCAAGACGGCATTGATTGGATTGATGACCTTGCAAATAAAATAGCAAACTTTGATGCACAAGATAGTGACACTATACGGGATAGTGGAAATAATGCAAAAAAGAAAAACAAAGATATCTATGATACCAACAAGGACGCAATAGATAGAATAAGCAGGGACTTAGTTGTTGACATAGGTGTTGCAACTGAAATGTTTAAGAAAATGAAAGGGTATGCGACGGGAACTCCATTTGTACCCGAAGACCAAGTCGCTTTAATACACAAAGGTGAGGCTATAATCCCGGCA